GTCCTCTGCCCCCTTCTTGCGCCGGATCGCCGCAAGGTCGCATTCTGCACCAGCTTTCGCTCGTCCAGAACCAGATCATCCTTTCGGCCTCTTTTCTTCGCACTCTTCTTCGTTGCACTCTTCTAGATGTCTAGTTTCCTGCGTGGTGGTCATCTCCTTAGCGGAGTCGAGTCCCTTACCCCCACCACCCATCGCGACACCATCACTGCACCCATTGTCGAGTCCCTTGCCACTCCTCTTCGCCGATCCCTCGAACGCTACCCTTGGTCCATCCCAAAGGAGTTCCACTCGTTCCTCCACACCTGCGGCGTCGACATCTCTGGCTTCGGCCATGCCGCTCACCCCCACCCCGTCCACAAGACCATCGAGACCCACCTCCTTCTCGATGTCTGGCCCAACTACGCTCGGGGTCCGTCTGACGTCATGTTCATCAAGCCTGAGAAGTTCGCCAAGCTCCAGTCCCGACAGCCCAACTTCGCCCACCTCATCAACTACCGGCTCGTGCCCAAAGACACCACCCGGTACCCCTCCACTTCCACGAACCTCCCGGACTGCGAGACCGTCTTCATGCATGATGCTCTCATGTATTACACCCCAGGGCAGATCGCTGACCTCTTTTTCCTCTGTCCCCAGCTCCAGAAGATCTATGCCTCCGTTGTCGTTCCGGCTGAGTCGAGCTTCACGCATCTCTCGCTCCATCCGGAACTTTACCGCTTCCGTTTCCAGGGTTCTGACCTTGTCTATGAGCCGGAGGGCAACCCAGCCGCCAACTACACGCAGCCGCGTTCGGCCCTCGACTGGCTCCAGACCACCGGTTTCACCGTTGGTCACGAGTTCTTCTCCGTCACCCTTCTCGACTCTTTCGGCCCGGTCCATTCCCTCCTCATCCAGCGTGGCCGCCCTCCCGTCTTTCAGGCCGAAGACATCGCTTCCTTCCGCGTTCCGGACGCCGTCGCCCTCCCCGCTCCTGCCTCCCTCCACCAGGACCTTCGTCACCGGCTGGTCCCCCGCAAGGTGTACGACGCGCTCTTCAATTATGTCCGAGCCGTCCGCACCCTTCGGGTTACCGACCCCGCCGGCTTCGTCCGGACTCAGGTCGGCAAGCCTGAGTACAGCTGGGTCACCTCTTCCGCCTGGGACAACCTTCAGCACTTCGCGCTCCAGACCGCCGCCGTTCGTCCCAACACCTCGCATCCCCTTTTCCAGTCGCCCTTCGCTCGCCTGTCCCACTGGCTTCGCACCCACACTTGGGCGCTCTGGTGCCTGGCTTCCCCCTCGGCCTCTGTCTCTGCCTGGGCCACTGCCAGTGCCCTCGGCCGGCTCCTCCCCCTTCACACCGACCGTCTCAGGCTGTTCGGCTTCGACATCATCGGCCGGAGGTTCTGGCCTCGTCTCCCATTCCATGGCCCCGAGCCAAGGTTCCTTTGGGAGACCCATCCAGCCTGCCGCCCGCCAGTGCTCTTTGCCGACTCAGCCTTTGAGTGCCAAATCCTTGCTGGTTTGGCAAACCGGTGTTCTCCCTCCCCCTTCTGGTCGCGTCTGTTCCCCACGGCCTCTCCGCCGTCCTGGGTCGCCTACTCAGCCTTGGCCCTAGCCGCCGTGCCGCTGGCTGCGTTGGCCTTGCGCTGGTTTTACGGCCCGGACTCTCCCCAGGCTCTTCACGATCAGTATCATGCCACCTTCCATCCCGACCCGTGGACTCTCGACCTTCCTCGTCGGCTCCGCCGGTTTGAGCGCGAGTCCTTCATGCGGACGGGTTCCGCTCCTTTGCCCCTGTCGCTCCCTCCTCCTGAAGGCTCTCTTCTCCCAGTTGAGCCTCCTCTTGCCCCGAGCGATCCCGAACCAGCCCTCGAGCCGTCACCCCCAGCGGCTTCGGTCCCTGCCCCTGCCCCAGCTCCAGCTTCAGAGCCTCCTCCTTCTCCTGAGTCGGTCGCCCCCCCCGTCGCCGTCGTCGCGCCCGCCGTGCAGCCTGCGCGGGCTCCGTCCCCTTCTCCAGCGCTTCTGGGCGCCGAGCTTCGCTTCGGGGACCTTCCTCCTGTCTCTGCTTGGGACAGTGACCCCGAGATCTCGAAGCTTGGTGAGTCCACCCAGGGCACCGTCTTTGCGGTCACCCCTGGCCCTCGCGCTCCTGAGCCAGACACCGCCCGCTTGGATGCTGATCCTTCAGCCAGCGGTCCAGTTATGGAGTTTCGTGAGCTTCAGAAGGGCGCTTACATCGAGCCGACTGGCGCCTTCCTCACTCGGGCCCGCAACTCGGTGTCCTCCAGCATCCCTTACCCTACGAGGGCTGCCTGTCTCCTCGTGGCCGTCAGTCAAGCGACAGGGCTTCCCACCCGCACTCTCTGGGCAGCCCTCTGCGCCAACCTTCCGGATTCCGTTCTCGACGACGGTTCACTCGCCACCCTGGGCCTCACCACCGACCACTTCGCCGTCCTTGCTCGCATCTTCTCCTTGAGATGTCGCTTCGTCAGCGAGCATGGCGACGTTGAGCTCGGGCTTCATGATGCCACCTCTCGCTTCACGATCCGCCATACCCCTGGCCACTTCGAGCTCGTGGCTGACAACTTCTCTCTTCCCGCTCTCGTCGGCGCCTCTTCTGTTCCGGGCGCTGACCTAGCCGAAGCGTGCAAGCGTTTTGTGGCTCCGGACCGCACCGTCCTCCCGTTTCGAGACGTCCACATCCATCGCACCGACGTCCGCCGTGCCAAGAACCTCATCTCCAACATGAAGAATGGTTTCGACGGCGTTATGGCGCAGGCCAACCCTCTCGACCCGAAGAGTGCCCGAGAGCGGTTTCTCATGCTCGACTCTTGCCTCGACATCGCTGCGCCTCGCCGGGTTCGTCTGATCCACATTGCAGGCTTCGCTGGTTGCGGGAAATCTTGGCCGATCTCCCATCTGCTCCGCACCCCCGCCTTTCGCGTCTTCAAGCTCGCCGTTCCAACCACCGAGCTTCGCGACGAGTGGAAGGCCCTTATGGATCCTCGTGACCAGGACAAGTGGCGCTTTGGCACCTGGGAGTCTTCCCTCCTCAAGACCGCCCGCGTCCTTGTCATCGATGAGGTGTACAAGATGCCTCGCGGGTATCTTGATCTGGCCATCCATGCGGACGCCGCCATTCAGTTCGTGATCCTGCTCGGCGATCCGATTCAAGGCGAGTATCACTCCACACATCCCAGCTCCTCCAACGCCCGCCTTTCTCCCGAGCACCGGTACCTCCGCCCGTATGTGGACTTCTACTGCTTCTGGAGTCGCCGCATCCCTCAGAATGTGGCCCGCGTCCTCGACGTGCCCACGACCTCGACTGAGATGGGCTTTGCTCGCTACTCGCAGCAGTTCCCGTTCTTTGGGAAGATCCTCATCTCAGCGCGCGACTCCGCCAAGAGCCTGGCTGATTGCGGCTACCATGCTGTCACTATTGCCAGCAGTCAGGGGTCCACCATTGCTGGTCCGGCCTATGTCCACCTCGATAACCACTCGAGGCGTCTCTCACACCAGCATTCTCTCGTCGCCATCACTCGATCCAAATCCGGCATAGTCTTCACCGGCGACAAGGCTGCAGCGGACGGCACTTCCTCCGCCAATCTCCTCTTCTCCGCTGTGCTCCTCGATCGGCGTCTCTCGGTGCGCTCCCTTTTCAGCGCGCTCCTGCCCTGCTGCCCGTTCGTCACGGAGCCTCCAACGTCTCGAGCCGTTCTCTTGCGTGGAGCTGGCTACGGCGTCGCTCGGCCTCTTCGCGCTCGCGACGCCCCTCCTCTCGGCCCCGATTACGTCGGAGACGTCATTCTTGACTCCTCCGCCCCGATTCTTGGTGACGGATCGGCCAACGCTCCCCAGGTCAGCACTCACTTTCTTCCGGAGACGCGTCGGCCTTTGCATTTCGATATTCCTTCTGCCCGTCATCAAGTCGCCGATCACCCTCTCGCGCCCGATCACTCCGCCTGCGCCATTGAGCCCGTATATCCTGGTGAGAGCTTCGAATCTCTCGCCTCTCTCTTTCTCCCCCCGACGGATGCCGAGAGCAAGGAAACTTACTTCCGAGGGGAGATGTCGAATCAATTCCCCCATCTCGATAAGCCGTTCGAGTTGGGTGCGCAGACGTCGAGCCTCCTTGCGCCGCTTCACAACTCCAAGCACGACCCTACGCTCCTCCCGGCTTCCATCGGGAAGAGACTGCGCTTCCGCCATTCCGAGGCACCCTACGTCATAGCCCCTCGCGACGAAATTCTGGGGTCACTCCTCTACGCGGCCGCGTGTCGAGCCTATCACCGTTCCCCTCGGGACGTTGAGCCGTTTGACCCAGACCTTTATGCCGAGTGCATCAACCTCAACGAGTTTGCGCAGCTCTCTTCCAAGACCCAGGCAACCATCATGGCCAACGCCAACCGCAGCGACCCAGACTGGCGCTGGTCCGCCGTTCGCATCTTCGCCAAGACGCAGCATAAGGTCAACGAGGGCTCGCTTTTCGGCTCCTGGAAAGCCTGCCAAACCCTCGCTCTCATGCACGATGCTGTCGTTCTGCTCCTTGGCCCCGTCAAGAAGTATCAACGCTTCTTCGATCAGCGCGATCGGCCTTCCACCCTCTACGTCCACGCGGGCCACACTCCTTTCGAGATGGCCGACTGGTGCCGCGCCCATCTGACCCCTGCGGTCAAGCTGGCCAATGACTACACCGCTTTCGACCAGTCGCAGCACGGCGAGGCCGTTGTCTTCGAGCGCTACAAAATGAATCGCCTCTCAATTCCCGCCGAGCTCGTTGACCTGCACGTCTACCTGAAGACCAACGTCTCCACTCAGTTTGGTCCGCTGACGTGTATGCGCCTCACTGGTGAGCCCGGCACGTACGACGACAACACCGATTACAACATTGCCGTGCTACACCTCGAGTATGCTGTCGGTTCCACTCCGCTCATGGTCTCTGGTGATGACTCGCTGCTCGACTCTGAGCCTCCTGTCCGCGACCAGTGGTCTGCCATTGCTCCCATGCTTGCTCTCACCTTCAAGAAGGAGCGTGGCCGTTATGCCACCTTTTGCGGCTACTACGTCGGCTTCACCGGTGCAGTTCGATCGCCCCCGGCCCTTTTCGCGAAGCTCATGATAGCGGTCGATGACGGATCCATCTCTGACAAGCTCATCGCCTATCTCACGGAGTTCACTGTTGGCCATTCTTCCGGCGATGCCTTCTGGACCATCCTCCCAGTCGAGGCTGTTCCTTACCAGAGCGCCTGCTTCGACTTCTTCTGCCGTCGAGCTCCGGCACAGGCCAAAGTGATGTTGCGGCTTGGCGAGGCACCCGAGTCCCTGCTCTCCCTGGCATTTGAGGGTCTGAAGTGGGCCTCCCACTCGGTGTATGCCCTCATGAACTCCAGTCATCGACGCCAGCTGCTCCACAGCTCTCGCCGCCCCCGCTCTCTCCCCGAGGACCCTGAAGTTTCGCAGCTTCAGGGTGAATTGCTTCATCAGTTTCAATCGCTTCACCTCCCGCTCCGTGGTGGCCACATGCCAAATCCGCTTGCCGCGCTCTTCAGGCTCCTTCAGCAAAGCAGCTCCCTTGGTCCCACTTACGCAGTCGCCCCTATCGCTCGGGCTCCCCAGGTTCTTCCGCCCTCTATGGCCGACAATGCCACCCAAGTCGGGCCTGTTCCTCCTCGCGACGACCGCGTTGATCGCCAGCCTCCTCTTCCTGATCCTCCTCGTGTGCTCGAGACGGCCCCGTCGCACTTCCTCGACCTCCCTTTCCAGTGGAAGGTCACGGACTTCACAGGATACGCCGCCTACCACGGAACCGACGACCTGTCCGCCTCCGCGGTACTGACCACACTTTGCGCGCCGTACCGCCATGCCGAGCTCCTCTACGTCGAGATCTCCGTCGCGCCGTGCCCCCCTTCGTTCTCCAAGCCCATCATGTTCACCGTCGTCTGGACTCCGGCCACTCTGTCCCCCGCCGACGGCAAGGAGACCGACTACTATGGGGGCCGTCAGATCACCGTGGGCGGGCCTGTTATGCTGTCCAGCACCACCGCCGTACCCGCTGACCTGGCCCGCATGAACCCCTTCATCAAGTCCAGCGTCTCCTACAACGACACGCCCCGCTGGACCATGTCCGTCCCCGCCGTCACTGGTGGGGACACCAAGATCCCGCTCGCCACCGCCTTCGTTCGCGGGATCGTCCGCGTGTCAGCCCCCTCTGGGGCTGCCACCCCCTCTGCCTAATCCATCAGGGCAGCAATAATGCGAGAAGGAAAACTCGCCCAGCCTTGAGCTGGTAAGTTGTTAAAACCTCCGCCCATCCATGTTTGCAAATCTAAGGTAGCAGGTCGGCCATAAGACCTGTGGGCCAAAAAAAAAAAAAAAAAAAAAAAAAAA